GGGTACCGGAGCGCGTCCAGCTCGACAGGGGACCGGAGCGCGTCCAGCTCGACAGGGGACCGGAGCGCGTCCAGCTCGACAGGGGACCGGAGCGCGTCCAGCTCGACAGGGGACTGCTCCGCTGCCGTGGTCACCGGCGTAGAGAGCAAGGCGATGGCTGGGAAGCACGGCTGCATTGCCCTCGCATTTTATAACCGCATAGAAGATCGCAGCGAAATGCGCTGCGCTGAAACCGGCTGCGGTGATGGCTCTGACGGCAAGCTGAAAGCTGATGTCTGGTACTGCCTCAACGACCAGGGCGAGTTCGTGGAGGTTGCCGGTGAGTGAGGACACCGAATCACGAAAGTTGATGTGCCAGCTCTCCGAGCATGAGCTGCTTGAGCGCGGCAACGAGATGGCAAAGGCCTACATCCAGGTGGCCGCTCTTGACCTGGAGAAGAAGCGTATCACCGCCAAGATCAAGCCGATCGATGAGCGGATTCAGGCTTTGGTGATCATCATCGACACCAAGGAAGAGGAGCGCGACACGGAATGCCGGTGGATCTTCGATTGGCCCCTTGGAATCAAGCGCTTGTACCGGACCGATACCGGCCTTGAGCTGGACATGCGCGAGATCCGCGCTCACGAGCGTCAGCAGCAACTGGAGCTCGGGGTAAACGACAACCTCGCCATGGGCGCTGAGGATGAGGCGGAGCCGGATCCGGACAACGTCTGCTTCAACGCCGGATGCCTGCAGTTCGAGGTAGGCGAGCCGAATCACTGCCGCAATCTGGAGTATGTCAGCCAGTGCGATAACCCGAAGGGGACCGGAGCGCCCCACCAGGAGACCACCAACGATGCGAGACCTGAGACGGAAGAAGCAGCGGAAGGAAGCGAAGCGGGCAATGAAGTGGCTGGCTCCGCTGTTGGCGGTGGTGCTGCTGATCAACTAAGCCAGTGCGCTACCTGCGTTGGTCTCTGTGGAGACTTCACCCCTGGTACCCAGGTCACCGAGTGCCCGAATCACGCCTGTGACCTTTCCGAGGAACAGATCAACTGGAGAGATGGGACCTGTGACGATTGGAGCAAGTGCGCGTTTTCGATCCCCTGTTTTGGTCCGGCCAACGAGGCAGAGCCCGACTGCCTGAAGGACCGCGCCCAGGCAGAGCCCGATATCTTCGCCAAGGTGAAGATCAACCGCGCCGCCGGCATGAGCCTGCACGATGCGGTAGCAGAAGCCTCTAAAGATATCCCCCCTGAGTTCGCTTGCAGAATCTGCGGCTTCGACGGCAAGAGCCAGGTTTACCTCAAGCGCCACCTGACATCAGAGCATCAGATGGGGTGGGTTGAATACAAGAGGAATTATCCTGCTACCGCTGTCACCGCTGTCACCGCTGATAGCCTCACCGCCATGCGTGAAAAACGCGCCAAGCTGATCAAAAACAGGGGGGCGAAGTGATTTCCTTCTTCATCCCCTCAACTCCGGTCGCTCAATCCCGCCCCCGCTTCGCGCGTCGCGGCGCTCACGTCATGGCCTACGACGCGGCCCCGGCCAGGGACTACAAGTCATGGGTGCGCACCTGCGCGGTCGACGCCATGGCCGCATCAGGCGCCACCATGTGGCACAAGGATATCCCGCTCAGTTTGCGTGCAGAAATCAACCTGCAGCGCCCCAAGAGCAAGGCTAAGCGCTTCACCATGCCGACCAGCAAGCCCGACTGTGACAACGTACTGAAAGGGTTACAGGACGCCATGGAGAGCATCGTGTACCAGGCCGACCAGCAGATAGTTAAGGTCTCGGTCATCAAGCGGTACTCGACTACCGTAGGCGTCACCATCACCATCGAGGAGTACAAGGAGTAGCCGTGCCGATTAAGACGCTCCCCGCCTTCACCCTCAACCCTGGCCGCTCCCTCTCCCCTGAGGAGAGGGAAGCACTCAAAGAACTTTACCCCTGGCCTCGCCCGGATAGGAAGCACTGCCAGGTAGAGACCACAAACGATAAATGGAGACTCGGAAAATGCTGAAAGCCCTGCTGTTACAGAAAGACGAAATCGCCGCCCGCATCGCGCTCATGAACGAAGAGCACGCGCTGCGCATGGCTCCCCTCAACGACGAAATGACCGCGGTCAACTCGCAGATCAGCGAGGCGACCGCCGACAAGCTCAAGCAGTTGCGCGACCTCAGCGGCAAAGAGTTCGGCGTGCTGCATCTCACCATAGACGGCATCAAGGTGAGCCAGACCGTGGCCAAAAAGGTCACCTGGGACCAGACCATTCTGAACGACCTGTTCAAGAAAATCGAGGCCGCAGGAGACGAGCCGCGCAACTACATGAAGCTGGAGCTGAAGATCGGGGAGAAGGAGTACGACAAGTTCGCCCCTGGCATTAAGACCATCTTCGCCGAGGCGCGCACCGTGACGCCGGGAGCACCTACCATCAAGTTCGAGGAGGTGGCCGATGCTTGACCTGATCAAACCCGCAAATACCACCTTTCCTGCGCAGAAGATCTTGGTCTACGGCGTCCAGGGGATCGGGAAGAATACTTTCGCCGCAACCTTTAAAAACCCGATCCTCCTGCAGATCGAGGACGGCAGCGCGGCACTCGACATCCCGGCGTTCCCCCTGGTCACCGACTACGCCGGCATCCTTGACGTCATCATTGCCCTGGCCACCGAGCCGCACGACTACAAGACGCTGGTGGTCGACTCCCTCGACTGGGCGGAGCCGCTCCTGTGGCAGCAGACCTGCGACCATCACGACAAGGAGAGCATCGAGGCCTTCGGCTACGGCAAAGGCTATATCGAGCTGGACCGCTGGTGGCGCCGGGTCATGGCCGGCCTTGACGAACTGCGCCACACCAAGGGTATGGATATCGTGGTGCTGGCTCACAGCGAGATCAAGCGCACGGAGCCGCCCGACTCGGACCCTTACGACACCTACCAGATCAAAATGCAGAAGCGCGCTTTCGCGCTCTGGCAGGAGTGGGCCGACATGGTGCTGTTCCTCAACTACAAGGTGCAAATCCACAAAGTCAAAACCGGCCTCAACGAGGAGCGCGCCCGCGCCACCGGTACCGGCGACCGCTGCATCTATACCAGCGAGCGCCCGACCTGGAAGGCGAAGAACCGCTGGTCGTTGCCGGATGAGATCCTGATCGGGAAGGACAAGACCTGGTCATCCTTCCACACCCAACTCGAAGCCGCCACCGGCGGGAAATACATCAACCCCATTCAGAAAAAGGAGAAGTAGACCATGCTCGATTTCAACGAAGCAGAACTCCAGCGCGAAGGCGGCGCCGGAGGCGCAATCCCCGAGGACAGCATTGTCCCGTTCAAGATGACCATCAGGCCGCCCAAGTCGGACAAGCAGAGCGACATCCACCCGATGCTCAACAAAAACAGCAAGGGCAATCACTGGCTCGATGTGGAGTTCGAGGCGCTAGGCAGCTACGGCGGAACCAAGTTCTGGCAGAACTTCACGGTGGCCGGGTCGGAGTCCGCGGCGAAGATCAGCATGCGCACTCTGCGCGCCATCGTCGAAAGCGGGCGCGGCATCAGCCCCAAGGACTCCTCCCCGGCTGCCAGTGAAGGCAGGAAGTTGTCCGACTGGGCCGACTTCAACGAGCTGACCTTTTTACTCAAAGTTGGAGTAGAGGTCACCCAGAACGAATCGACCAAAAAGTGGTACGTCAATAACACGCTGAAGAAGGTCGTCACCCCCGACGAGGAAGCGTACCTGGCCGGCGAGATGATTACTGACAAGCCGCTGCCGGCGCTCCCCGCTGCCGGACAGGAGGGGACGAAGTCAACGACTGGTCCCGCGCCGACTGGGCCTATTGAGGGAACCACGGCGAAGCCTGCGGCAACAGCCGCAACCAAGACGGCGAACGGTGCACCGCTGCCCGACTGGGCGAAGAGGTAGTGGTGAACTGCGCTTACTGCGGACGGCAGGCGCAATTAGTGACGGGTAGAGAGGTCTACCCGTCACGCCCTGACCTTCACCATAAACCTATTTACCGTTGTCCCCCCTGTGACGCCCTCGTTGGTTGTCACCCTGGAACGACTAAACCGCTTGGACGTCTCGCCAACGCTCAGCTCCGCAAGGCGAAGATGGCGGCGCACGCCGCTTTTGATCCGAAATGGCAGAGCAAGAAGATGAAGCGCACAGCTGCTTATGCGTGGCTGGCTGAGAAGCTCGGTATCGACGGCAAAGACTGCCACATCGGCATGATGGACTTGATGATGTGCAAGCGCGTTGTGGAGGTGTGCCTGTGAATGGTATCGGCAAGAGCATGAGAGAACGGAACGAAATGTCACTGGTTGACCACGGCCGCGAGTTAATTGAAGACATCAGCCATTACCAAAATTGGGTTGACTGGGATGCTCTGAAGGATGCAGCAGGCGAGATAGCAGGCCTGCTGTTTGTTGTGGTGCTTATTGCTTTCTTTCCGGTGACAATCCCGCTCGTTGCGTGGTTAAGGATGCACTACGCCCGTAAGCAGTTCCGGCAGGAGATAGCCCGGCAGGAGCGCGTGAACAGGATGCAGTCAAGGGTGCAGAAGCGAGGCATTCTCTTCCGGTGCGTATTCTGCGGGAAAGAGCACGACACAGTGGAGGGATGCAATGTCTGCGAAGAAACGCACCAAAACTACTAATATCCTCGCGCAAATCTACGAAGGTAATTTTGAACTCAGCTTCGACTGCATGGGAGTAGACGTGTGCCGGTTCGCCTTGTGCGAAATTATGCCGCCAACTCCAACCGCCGAGTGCTGCTATCGAGAGCACGGCAGTTGTATTTGTCCTCAGTCACAATCTGTAGCTCTCGGGGCACTTCTTAATAAAATCAAGAAAGAAATAGGAAGGCGAGACGAGGTGGGTGCATGATCCTTCGCCCCTACCAGAACCGCACCGTCACGAAAGCAACGGCAGCGCTCAAGAAGCACGGCAACACGCTTACCATCGCGAGTACCGGCGCTGGCAAGACTATCATTCTCGCGGCCCTCGCCGGCGTCGTGAAGGGCAAAACCCTGATCCTGCAGCACCGCCAGGAGCTCGTGCAGCAGAACAGTAAAAAGTTCCTCCAGGTGAACCCGACCTGGCCCATTTCCTTCTTCACCGCCGACATGAAATCCTTCGGCGGACAGGCGACCTTTGCCATGGTGCAGACCCTGTGCCGCAACCTAGAAAACCTGCCTAAATTTGATCACATCATCGTGGACGAGTGCCACCACCTGGCGGCGCGCACCTACGGTGACACCATCGAGGCATGCCGGGAGCGCAACCCGAAGTTGCTCCTTTCAGGCTTCACAGCAACCCCTGAGCGCGGAGACAAGAAGTCATTACGAAAGTATTTCGACAACGTCGCGGAGAAGATCACCATCCGCGAGCTCGTCTCGCTTGGCTTCCTGGTCCCGCCTAAAGCGTTCGTGGTGAACGTCGGTGCGCAAGATGACCTTGCACGATTGGGGAACCAATCCGCTTTCAACGACCAGACCGATGTCGCCAAGATTCTCGATACACCTAACATCAACGCGGAAGTGGTCCGGCACTGGAAAGAGCGCTGTCCCGACCGCAAGACCATTATTTTCTGTGCAACATGCCAGCACGCTTACGACGTGGCCGAGGCCTTCAAAAAAGCCGGGGTGGAGTCTGGAGTTATCACAGGGGATATGGCCGATGGGGACCGCAAGGCTACCCTGATCCGTTTCGACAAGGGGCGCCTGCAGGTGCTCGTGAATGTCGCGGTGCTGACAGAGGGGTATGACTCGCAACCCGTCTCCTGCGTCATCCTGCTGCGCCAGTGCTCCGAAAAAGGGCCGATGATCCAGATGGCAGGCCGAGGCCTCCGGGTAATAGACCCGGCTCTCTACCCCGGCGTCACCAAGAAGGATTGCATCATCCTCGACTTCGGCACCTCGCTGATGACGCACGGCAACCTCGACCAGGAGGACGGCCTCCACGAGGATCACGTTCCTGATCCGAACGCAGCACCCAGTTTCAAGACGTGCCCGGTCGATTACAAGCCGGGGATGGTTTATCGGTTTCCCGACCGCTCCGGTGCGGAGGGATGCGGGGCGGAAGTCCCGGCACAGACGAAAACCTGCCCGATTTGCGGCTTCCGTTTCGAGCGCATGGACGGCGAAGAAGAGGCAGGGCCGGTAGCGATCGACATGACGGAAATTGACATTCTGAACAACTCGCCGTTTCTTTGGGTTGACCTGTTCGGGACTGATACCTGTTTGATGGCTTCGGGCTTCGCCGCCTGGGCCGGGGTGTTCAGCCCTGATGGAGGCGAAACTTGGACCGCCCTGGGCAAGTTACAAGACGAGAAGCGTGTTCACCAACTGGCGATCACAGGGAAGCTGCAGGCCCTGGGAGCCGCCGACGATTTCCTACGCAATTATGAGACGGACGGATCTTCGAAGAAAACGAAAAGGTGGCTTGACGATCCGGCGACCGAGAAGCAACTAGAAATCCTGCGTAAGTTCGGGTACGACGCGCAGGCCGGATTCATGGGCCGCTCGCCTTATACCAAGTACACAGCGGCAGCACATTGCAATTTCAATTTCAATAAGCGGCTCATTGAGTCCGCTTTGGGGGTGAACTGATGAGACACAAGATACAGGAGAGCAAATACAATCACGGCGAAGAGCCGAAGATTATCTGCACGGTCACTGCCGAGCACGAAATAGCTTTTCACCCTGAGGACGTCGTGAAGATGCTTAGGGTGCTGGCAAGCGACAACATGGCGAAGGTCATCAACCAGATCGGGAAGGCATTCAACGAAGATCAGTCGGCTGAGTGCTGGGCCGCTGCCGACATCGATGCGCATGGCCGCGAGTTCATCGACAGCATGCACTACTTTCTTCACCCCGGGGAGGACAACGCATGACGATCGGCGACCTGTTCGACCTCTTGCAGGAGAAGCTCCACACGGGTGAATTTAGCCGGATGGATTCAGTCGAGGTTGTTGGCCAACAGCAGAGCTATTTCGAGACGTACCCTATCCAGGACGTGGTAAAGGTCGGAGCATGCATCGTATGGGCTGAGATTGAGGGCTACATTGGGGAGTCCCTGGCAATTGGTAGTGGTTCCGAAGATGATGATGCTATCGATGAACTTAACGGAGAGATTGACGGTCTCAAAGAGGATATCGAGGACCTGCGCGACGTAATAGAGGAAGCTGACGAGTACCTTGACACCAATAGGCTTACCAATATCGCGCATGGTAGCTCGCTACACCTGAAATTTAAGGGCATCTTGAGGGAGACTGCCAATGATTAACCTCCCCGCCCTAGCCGAGCGTCTCAGTGCCGCCGGGCTCATCGACAAATCATTCCTGCAGTGCACCCGTGAGGAGATCCTGCTTATTGCCGAGGCCGTCTACTCCTGCCCAGACCCGGAGTTCGTCCCGGCCGCCGGATGGGTGAAGCCGATCCTCTTCACGACCGAGGACGGGCGCCGCGGCCTCTCCATCCCCCTGGCGGCTCACCCGCGCTATCGCTGGTGGACTCAGGACGGGCAGAGTATCGAGCAGACCCTGGTGGAGCTGCAGGCGCCATACGACATCGCTAAGCAGCACATCCTCCATATGACCGAGGAAGAGTGGAAAACGAAACTGACTGCGCCGCCCTGGAAGGAGTAACTGCAATGCTTGATTTTAATTCTAAGTCGATGCTCGGCGATCGGCTTAATTTCCTCATCGACGAAGCTATCGATATCAAGGCCCAGGAGGAGGCGCCCCGGGAATATCTCGGGGCGTCAATCATCGGCCATGCCTGCGAGCGCCACGTTCAGTACCAGCTCCTCGCAGCGCGCGGGCAGGTAGAACGCAAAAACTTCCCGCCGCGGATCCGCCGCATCTTCGACCGGGGCCACACCTACGAGACCAAGGTCAGGAACTGGCTGAAGGATGCCGGGTTCATGTTCGGATGGGGCGCGCAGGGCTTGGGCTTCGAGGACTTCGGCGGAGTATTCAAGGGCCACGTCGACGGGGTGCTGACCGGCTGGAAGCCCCGCCACATCCTCGCCCCCATTGAGCTGCCGGCCCTGTGGGAAAACAAAGCCCTGGGCGCCAAGAATTTCAAAAAAGTTTCCACGGACAAACTGAAGAATTACTCTTCAACTTACTGGGCACAGGTCCACATTTATATGTCCTATCTGAAGCTGCCGCGCTGCCTGTTCACCGCGATCAACGCGGATACCATGGAAATCTATCACGAGCTGATTGAGTTCGACCCGGTCGAGGCTGATCTTTGTTGGGCGCGGGCCGGCGCCGTGATCCGCGCCTGTGATGAGGGGAGCATGCTGCAGCGTTGCAGTTCCGACCGCAACTTCTTCACCTGTAAATTCTGCGATTTCCGCGAAACCTGCTGGAGCGCTGCATGATTGATTTTAATAAATGGGGACAAGAGGACGAGAAGCTCGACTATTCCAAAATAAACGCTATCGCCATCGGAAACATGGAGACGGTTTTTAAGCAATTCCTCCCCGGGGGGAAGGTGGTGAGGGGAGAGTACCTGTGCGGGTCGATCTACGGCGGGCCAGGAGAGAGCTGCTCCACCAACATTCATACCGGGGTTGGCTCCGAGTTCGCCGCCGGCATAGCCTGGGGAGACCCGGTCGACCTGGTGGCGAAGATCCGCGGCATCCGCATGAGCGAGGCCGCGCAGCTGCTCAGCGAGTTTTTGCAAATCAACGACAGCACGCCCACACCAAAGATCGAGAAGCAATCCAGCGCTGAAAAGTACGAGCTCGGGAAAAAGGGTGCGCTCGAGCTATGGGTGAGCTCCGACACCTGTCCGCCGAACCACCCATATCTCGCGAAGAAGCAAGTCGACTCCGACCAGGGCATTCGCCTGCACCGGGAAACGGGCCAGGTCATCATTCCGCTCTACGATGAAAAGGGCGCGTTGTGGTCCGTGCAGCGGATCTCCCAGGACGGCAGCGAAAAGAAGATTAACAACAACGGAAAAATGAGCGGGAACTGGTTCACGATCTCGGGCGAGCGCGACACCGTTTACATCTGCGAAGGGTATGCGACCGCAAAGACCGTGGCCATGGCAACCGGCAAGACGGCCGTCATGACCGTATCAACCGGGAACCTCGCAGCCGTTGCAGAGAAGCTCTGTAAATTGTATCCGAGTTCTCACCTGGTGTTCGCGGCCGATAATGACAACGTGACACCGACCACGCCCGGGGCCATCAAGAACCCGGGCATCACCCTGGCGGAGAAGGCGGTCAAATCAATCGGCCGCGGCACCGTCATTGCCCCCCCGGCGCCACCCGAAACAAAGGTGGACTGGAACGATTACGCCATAGCCTACGGAGGCAAGCTCACCCGCGAGCTGCTCTTGGTCCACAGCAAGCGCGCATTGCCCGTGCTGATCGACCTCGTTGATTTCTCTCCAACGCCCCCCACTTACCTGATCGACAAATTGATAGAGACGCCGTGCACCGGGATGTTGGTGGGTGCGTCCGGATCCGGAAAGACGTTCGTCGCCCTGGACTGGGCCCTGTCAGTTGCGACAGGGACAAAATGGAACGGCCGCGCCGTCAAGCAGGGCCCTGTGATCTACATCTGTGGGGAAGGCAAGTACGGTATCTCGCGGCGCGCCGGCGCCTGGTACCACAAACACGGTATTACCCAGGAGCGCGGCCAATTTTACCTCACCACGAGCCGCGTGGAAATCAACCAAGTGGCATCAGTTCAGCTCATGTCCGACATCGACCAGATAGCGGAATCGAAGGGGGCGCCCGCGCTGCTGATTATCGACACTCTGGCCCGGTCCCTTCCCGCGGACGCCGACGAGAACAGCGCCAACGACATGCAGACCTGGATTAACTGCATTGACGGCATCCGCGACCGCTACAACTGCACCGTACTCATCGTTCACCACACCGGGCATGCGGACGATGCCAAGGGCCGCGCCCGGGGCTCCTCAGCACTCAAGGGCGCTATGGACCTCGAGGTGTTGGTGAACAAGCCGCGCGGGATCATCGAGTGCACCAAGGGTAAGGACATGGAGCCCTGGGCCCCGATCAAATACGAGCTGAAATCCGTCCAGGTGGGTGATTGGTCCTCGGCTGTCGCTTGGTGCACT